CCCATATTAAGTTTATCTACTACTTTACAGTGTCTTGGTTTAAGGTCTTAAAGATGGACCCATCTAACTAGTAGGCTCCCTGGGGTAACTGAGTGATCGTAAGATCGAACGCAGTTCCGGCAACCAGGGTAGTGAACGTCAACGCCCAAGTCGCAGTAACAGTAGAATCAGTGATTCTAACATACTCTTGATAAGTGGTGTTGACAGCATTTGAAACAAAGTTGGAATTGGTAGATATGAAATTTCCTGGTTTAGTACAATTTACCACGGTAGATGTGCCTCCCGTGGAGGACGTACATGCTACAGTATAAGTTATAAGGTACAAACCATCTGTTCCGGGAGGGAAAGTCAAAAGAGTGCCAGTAGGGGCTGTGAGGAAAGAAGTACTTCCCTTCGTGGAAACCGCATTGCCAAAAGGCAACGCGTTAGTAATCCCACCGGTTCCAAAGAAGTGGGCGAAATCTCCATAAACGTTAGTGTCACCACTAATAATTGGTTTTCTCAGCTCTACTTCATAGGTCACCCATAGCTCTCCTAGACTGACATTGGTTCCCTGCATACCAGTGGTAGCATAATAGAAAGTGCCCAAATCATAAGTCTTAGGATCTTCTCCTGCTGGTACTGCAGCTCCTCTAATATATTGAACGTTATAAGGATTCTCATTAGGATCACATTCAATAGGATGACAGAAGTCAACACTAGGCTTAGCATCACAACTAAAATATTCATTCAACATTATCTGTTTACTCTGAAAAGGTGGAGCAGTGGCCTTGTATTGAGTTCCCATCATAACAGTACCCAACGAGGTAGTCACGGAACCCACTGAATCTCCCGAAGTGGACTCAAAGTGGAACACGATCCCTCGCCAGGTATATTCCTGGAATTGTTGTGCGATTGTAGATAACCAAGGGAAGGAACTAGAAAGACCAGGATTTAAAGGAATTCCGGAAGAACAGAGGAAGGTATTAGCAGTAGGTGCACTAACAATATCTCCAATATATTCCTTGTGTCTCACTATAATCGACTGACCAGAGCCATGCATCATAGGAATCGCAGGCGAGCCTTTAGCGACTCTCTCTGTAATAGCATTGCGGGCAACTGAATAATCTCCTGTCCCTAACCACTTGGAAATGGAATCCCCTAAGGAATGTCCATAATCGGCGCCGGGATTTCCTCCTAGGAATCTCCCGGCCATAGCACCCCCACCTCTCAACATATTTCCGAAAAGATTAACTAATGGAACTTTAGGAGTCTGGGGGGCGCGTTTTGCTTGTAACTTTTGCGGTTTCTTTGGAACCGGAGGGGGAAGTTTACCCTTTGAATTTCTTTTTCTTGGCATAGTATTGGATACCCAGAGCCGTCTTGGGGACTGTACATCTAATGGCAACCAAAATTTGGTGATCGCTGTGCAGTCTCTCGGCATTTTGATTAGCACGGAAACCGTTTTAGGATACTTACACCATAAAACCCAATAAAGAAGTATAAATGAACATAGAACACGCTGAACACGAGAAAAAGGACCGGGATTAGGTTCTATTCCTTCAGTGCAAAGGTCTGTCACCGGGGAATCCTTAAGGAAACCAGAATCGATAACAGCCTGCTCTAAGTCGGGGAATTGTGTATGATTTCTCATCTCATACTTAAATTGTCTAAATAAGGTCTCACGCTCTTCCAACGTTCCTGAATGACTTAATAAACGGTACATGGTCTTAGCAGAGTTCTTGGGCTCACCCAAAGGGGATCCAGAGAACTGAGTACTACAAAACTCGAATTGACTCCGAGGCGTTTCCTCATAAAACTTAAGTTTGTGACCTAACTCCTTATACCGTGCTGTCGCATTATCGACAGGAGTACGAAGTAGATCATCTCCCATGGCCATCGCCCAAACAGCTCCGGTCATAAAAGCCAGCAACACGGCTATGTAGGAGTTGGCACTGGACGTAATATACGCTCCAGAAGCCATAATCCCATAGTTTCGTTGGGCTATGAGAGTCCCATTGGATAGGACAAACAACTTACGAGACAATATCTTGACCCTATTACGAATCAAGACCTCACCTAATGAACCAGGTGGCAAACCATAGCAATTAATCGTCTTCAACCCAAAGGCCTCCATTTCGATTTCTCGCACTTGGTAATCCCATCCCTCCCCGTCTGCAGAAGCCACTAGATCAGTTGGACACTCCTGCACATTATTATAAATATCTCTCAGGCCATCATCATGCAAGCCCATACCAGGTTTAACTGGTATAGAGCGATGACTTTGAATCTCCAGACGATTCTGGGGACCAAAAATTAAACGATCAATTACTTGATCGACTAATGAGACATTGGAGATAAGACGGTAGAAACCTTCGCTCAATTTCTTCTGCGAATGTGGTTCATCTTTAATAAATACTCTAACTGGATCACTCAAATCTTCTAACACTAACATTTCAGGAGTTTCTCCTTCCACATAACCATTATTAAATAACTTACAAATTCTATCATATACAACATTAACTACGAACTCTAAATGACTATTTACAATTTCGGCGTTCTTGCCACCTAACACCCCAAGAGGAACTCCGGGGTGGGAGTCTCTCTGTACGAGTTTGGTGAGGACAAAACGAATTCTAGAGTACAATTCCGAAGCTGCCACGCCTGTAGGGAGTTCGCATTTCGTAAATAACTCTGGTAACACCGCTGATGGGTAATCCGATTGTATAGTCTTAATTGTTTCCGCGTAAAGTGGACCATGATCACCGATTGGTTCACAGGTCCTGCTGGTATGATTGATGAGGGATCGCAACTCGGCAGGGCCTCCTGAAGGAGGCCAATTGAACTTTGCAAGATCTCGTCCGGATGTTCCCTCAAGAGCTTTCTCAAGGTAAGAAGTAATTTTGCGTCGTCTACTCCCAACGCTAAAGGCGCAGGTGCCGACTTCGACAATCTCTTTCGAGTTCTCTTCTTCTTCTGGATGGATGATGTATTGTCCGAGTTGACGGTGTCTTTTAAGGTCGGACCCGGGACCTGGGGAAAATCCTCAGGTTTAATCACCACAATCTCCGGGGTTTCCACAAATGAAACTTTAGGTTTCTCTACGGGAATCGCATCTTCGAAAGTAGGAATGACGGAAAAATCCATCTCCTCGAGATTTGACCATGAATCTGCATTGTCTGGGGGTAGGGTGAAAGCCTTCCTCTTGCTGTTATACACATAAGTAGACCTTCTCTCCGTCGCCCCATAAAGTTCCAAATCAAAGTTTTTATCATCATCGGAGGCTTTCCAATCTAAATTGAAGTCCTCCGTCCAATCACCTTCTGTAGTCCAAGACTCATTGGTGATCTCGTCCCTAGCCCAGAAACAAGAGGTGGCTATATTAACCCCCTTCTGCTTAAGAGCTGCACAATGGACTCCAACTATAGTCTGATCAACTATAAGAGGAGAACCACTACAACCGGGATAGGTTGTACAAGTGTGATTATTTCGGAAAACTGTGGAACTTCCGGTCATCTGACCGGTCGAAACAAAGAAACGTCCCAATGGATCAAATCCATAAACTCGCACGGTTGGGTTTCCCTTAACCATACGAGTCTTCATAGCTCTAACCTGTAAAGCCGCCAAAATGTGATCTGGTATAGATACAATTTGAACGTCTCCAACAGTGGTGCCTAAAATCGGAACGAAATCCTCGGGAGACATTAAATGCACTCTCCCGCGATTTTCCAAACTAACTTTACCCCCCGATGCTTTCATCAAGAGGTAACTATGTTTTGCCATTACTATCTTAGTACTCTTACCATATTTGATACGAGAACACAAGCCAAATAACTCGTCACGCTCATTTCGTAAAGACATGAGGGACGGATGAGCAGTGAAACCAGGGGTCTCACTTAAGATGGTGACGATCGAAGACCGCACAGCCATCTCAGGACTCTCCTCATCCTTAAGTTTCCCTAGGACGGGTGATTTCTGAACTGATCGTATAATATTTGGTTCGGCTCGAACTCTAACCCTTTGACCGGCGAATTCAATCTCAATGTAAGGTCCATCAACGCTCTCGCATAATTTCCCTGAAATTTCGGGTACTTTTGTAGCTACGTATCTGGTCAACTTCCACCAACAGTAACAGGTCCGAACTAAAGTCCAAACCTTTTGACAAACAAAAGCAACCATCTTATATACCGTGGTCACTATACGGTTTAAAAACAGGTAAAAGATAGGAAGATGGCACAAAACCATCATGGGAACTCTCTCT